TAGATGTAGTAGATGATAAGGTAAATGAACAACTAAAAGCTATGGAAGATAGATTACAAACTAAATTAGATGCACAACAAGGTATATTAGTTGCTCTTATTGATAGAGTTAGAAGTGTAGATAATGAAATTATTAGACAAGATACTTTATTGAAAACAATGTTAGGTGTACCACAATTAGTACAAAAGGATAAAATAGCTAAGGCAGAAAGAGACGATCAGAGGAAAGACTAATGAGAGATTGGTGGGAATATAAAAAAAGACAGCTAAACACAATTATATTTTTAATCTTGTTGGTTTTGTGCTTGGTTTTGTTTTCAAACTTTGTGTTTACAGATGAGATGGTATTTAAATTTAAATCGCCTAGTTTTTCTGGAATAAATACATCGCAGCATTATTTGACTATAGAAAATCAAGAATTTAGCAGAAAGAAAACACTAATAGAGGAAATAAAAGCTGCTGCAGAACAAATAGAAAGAGATGAAGCCAATACTACCTTAGCTAGATTTATAAGAAATTTAGAGTCAAGAGTTTATGCTCAATTATCTAGGCAGCTCGTAGAAAATTTATTTGGAGAAGAAGCATCTAAAGAGGGTTCGATAGAATTAGAAGGCAACACAATAGAATATGAATCAGATGATAAAACAATTACGCTTACTATTACAGATGAGGAAGGTAACGTTACTGTCATTACTTTTCCTATTAATAGTTTTACTTTCTAGTTGCGGAGCGTTACCAAAGAATAAATTAGAAAATTTTCGTATATCTAAGTATCCATATCTGCACGATGTAATAAATTACGAATTAGAGTATTTGTTTCCGCCTAAACAAAAACTTATTGTTGCTGTATACCCAACTGCATTTTTAGATCAAACAGGGCAAAGAAGAAGTAACAGCACTTATGCTTCATTTTCTACAGCAGTAACCCAGGCTCCTTCAAACCTTTTGATAAAGGCGTTGAAAGATGCAGGCAGAGGTAAATTTTTTACTGTTGTAGAAAGAGTTGGTCTTGATAACCTTACAAAAGAAAGACAGATAATTAGAAGCTCTAGGCAAGATTTTAAAGACGAACAGAAATTAAAACCATTATTGTTTGCAGGTATGCTTTTTGAAGGAGCTATAGTAGGCTATGAGTCAAATGTCAGATCAGGCGGTAATGGAGCTAGATTATTAGGGATAGGGGTAAGTAGACAATACAGACAAGATACCGTTACTTTAAGTTTGCGATTAGTTTCTGTTTTAACAGGTCGAATATTAGTGGAGGTTACAACAACTAAAACTATCTTAAGTCATGGACAGACAGGAGATGTATTTAGATTTGTAAAAGATGATACTGAGTTGATCGAGATAGAAAATGGTAACGTTGAAAATGAGTCAGTAACAATAGCTTTACAATCTGCTATAGAGTTTGCTGTTTTAAAGATAATACAAAAAGGAATTAAATTAAATCTTTGGAGTTTAGATGAAACTAAAAAAAACAACATTGTTACACCTGATTGCACTAACGATGAGTGCTCAGATATTCGTGGTTGACAATGAAATATCTATAGACCAAGCGGGAGGAACTTTAAATTTAGATGTAGAGCAATTAGGTTCTGGCAACTTAATAGGTGGTCAATCTGCAGTAGCAGGTTCTATGACAGCTTTAGATTTGGATGGAGCAACTATGACTATTGATATAAATCAGATAGGAGATAGTAATTTATTCAAAGGAGATATTACATCAGATTCTTTTACAGGATTCTTTGAGTTCGATGGTGATAGCAATATTTTTGATATACAAGTTGATCCCACCAATACTTATGGAGCAGATACTTCTAATTTAAATATTGATGTAACAGGTAACTCAAACGATATGTCTTTAGATCAAGCAACTGTAGCTATGGCATCTACTTTAGATTTAGATTGGATTATCCAGGGTAACAGTAATACTATTGATGTAGATGTTGATATTGACCTAGCTACGAACTATATGGATATAGATGGAGATTCAAATTCAATAAACTACAACGGTGACGGCTATCAAGGCGGATATTTTTATTTAGATCACGAAGGTAATTCAAGAACAATAAATGTTACACAGGCAAGCACATTGGACAACGATTGGTTACGTATCTTTTCTGATGGTGATAATGGTACTTTCTGCATTATCCAAAACGACCAAGGTACAAGCACAAGTTGCTGATATAGGTGCAGTAGAAGAAGTTTCAGGTAATGCTCAAATAGAAAGAGATCAAAGTTATGAAGTCGTTACAGACTTTGGTATTCAATCTTATGATAAGGCTCAAACAGAGCAAGGCAGAATGGGTATTCGTTTTGTTGACGATACCACTATAAAAATTACAGAACACTCAGAAGTAGTTATTGATGAATTTGTTTTTGATGCTAATCCTAGTAATTCCAAATTAGCTTTAAGTTTTGTAAAAGGTACAGCTAGATTTACCACAGGTCTTTTAGGTTCTGTTCCTAAAAAAAACATGACTCTTAGAACAAATAGTGCAACTGTTGGTATAAGAGGTACAGACTTTACAGTAACAGTAGAGGCAGATACAGGCGAAAGTCTTTTTATTCTTTTGCCTAATGAGGATGGCACACCCTCTGGAGAGATAGTAGTTACAACAGCTTTAGGTGAGGTAGTGTTAAATAAAGCTTACCAGGCTACTACTACAACTACTTTTGAAAGTGCTCCATCAGAACCTGTAATATTAGATTTATCTCTGGATTTTATAGACAACATGTTAATTGTTTCTCCTCCTAAAAAAATACAAGAAGAAGAAGAACAAACAACACAAAAAACAGATAGTGTTTTAGATTTTAATGAACTTGAGTATGACGCATTAGCAGAAGACGAATTAGAATCAGAAGAGTTAGAATTTACAGAATTGGATTACGATGCACTAAACGTAAACTTTTTAGAAGATTTACTAGATATCATCACAGAGTTAGATAAAACAGATGATGAAAGTGAAATAGAACAGGTAGCTACTGCAATAGATATAAAAGGCACTATTGTAGGACAAGATCAAAAAACACAGATAACTACTATTGTTTCGGGTCAAGCAGTAACTTTAAAACGTGAAGTAAGTTCTAGTGCTAATTTAGTTATAGATGGCAATAATTCTTATACAGTAATACTAGAACAAGATGGTGTTACTAACGAAGTTAAAGTTAATGGTGGTAGTTCATCAATAATAGTTATAAAACAGAGTGAATAATGAGTAAAATTTTTTTAGGTGTAATAGTTGTATTACTGTCTATAACAGGATTTTTATACTATCAAAATCAAAGATTATCTAGTTTAAATCAAGCATTTGAATTAAGAGATCAGGAACAAAAAGCTGCTATAGATAGCTTGCAAAATGATTTTAATTTGCAGACTGAGGGTTTGTTACAATTACAAAGTAAAAATCAACAGATTGAAGCTGACATGAATAGATATTTAGACATATTTAAACGGCACAATCTGAGCAAACTTGCTGCTGCTAAACCAGGTTTGATAGAAACGAGAGTAAATAATGGTACAAAAGAAGTATTTGAAAGCATACAAGAAGATAGTCGTAATATTGACAGTCTTGATAATGGCTTACAGTTGCAGTCTAATCCCTAAGAAAGTAGACGTAATATCAAAACCTATAGAAAGGCAGATAGCACAGCCAATTTTACCTAGAGAACTACAATTAAAAGCACCTTATTGGTATGTGGTTTCAGATAAGAACATAGATACTTTTTTAGAAAGAGTAGAAAAAGAAGAGGGCAGAGTAGTATTTGTAGCTATGTCTGTGCCTGATTATGAATTAATGGCATACAATATGCAGGAACTCAAAAGGTATATAAATGAACTTAAAGAAGTTGTGGTCTACTATAGAACAGTCACTACAAAGTAAAAAGGAGGACAACATGCATATATCTAAAGAGGGTATAGCCCTTATAAAAAAGTTTGAAGGATGCAGATTAACAGCTTATCAAGACTCTGTAGGAGTTTGGACTATAGGCTATGGACATACTAAAGATGTTGATGAGGGTCTAGAAATTACTCAACAAGAAGCTGAAGTTATGTTGAATGAAGAGTTACTAGAATACGAAGGATACATTAATGACATGGTTAAAGTTCCTTTAGAACAATGTCAATTTGATGCTCTAGTGTGTTGGGTATATAACTTAGGTCCAACAAATTTAAGAAAATCTACTTTATTAAAGCTTTTAAATGCTGGTGATTATCATTCTACTCCTAATCAAATAAAGCGATGGAACAAAGCGGGAGGCGAAGTTTTAAACGGATTAGTAAGAAGAAGAGAAGCTGAAGCTTTATTATTTCAAGGAGAAGAGTGGCATAAGATATAATGAAAATATTTTGCACACAATAATTTATGACTTTAGTTAAATACAAATTTAGACCAGGAATAGATAAAGAGAGTACAAGTTACTCTAACGAAGGAGGCTGGTTTGATGGAGACAAAGTACGATTTAGAAAAGGTAATGTAGAAAAGATGGGTGGTTGGGTAAAAAACTCAGCTAATTCTTTCAACGGTACTTGCAGAAAGATAGCAGTACACAAAGATAAAGACCTAAACTCTTATAATTTTTTAGGGACACACACTAACTTATACTTGCAAGAGGGTGATGCCTTTAATGATATTACTCCTGTAAGAGCCATAACGGGTGCAGGAGACGCAACTTTTGCTGCTTCTAATGGAAGTTCTACAATAACTGTTACAGAGACAGGACACGGTGCTGGAGTAGATGATACGGTTACATTTTATGCTGCAGCTAGTTTAGGTGGCAATATTACAGCAGATGTTTT